TCGGTTTCCGTTTGCCCTTGCATCTGCTGCTTGTCGAGGACCCATTACAAATGGGGCATCTCCGTCTGGCCTCTGAGGTAGCCCTAGAGCTTCTCTTGCTTCGTTAGGAACCATAATCTGATTCTTAACATACCTTTCCAGAATCTGAGATTGAGCAATTTCATCTGTTAGGGTTAGCTCGTTAAACTTAAAGTCTAGAATATCTGTTCTCTCTTTTATGATCTTATTCATCATCTTTTCAAGATTCTTCTGGGCAGGTCTTGCAACCTGTTCTTTAAATGTTCTATCCTGTGAAAGTGCAGATGCAATACTGGAGGAATCGCTTCCTCCTATTTTAGAAAGAGGAACCTGATGTGCAATCAGAATGTCGTCTCTGTTCTGTTTACGATACTCTTTAAAGGATGCTTCTTGGACACCATTCTCAATTGGTTCCATTTTGAAATCTACCTTGTTAGTTTCGGTATCTCCAGGAAGTGGTATGTACAATGTTCTGTGGCTTTGACCTTTAAGATTTGTTTGCAAGAATCTGAATAGTCTGTCTTCTGCTTCCTCTGTTAGCTTTGCACCCTTAAGAGTTACGACATATCGTGGCACCGCTTTATTTGCAAAGAAGTCGATGTTGTACTGAGATGCAAGCTGATCACCCTGCAAAGAAGAAATTGCAGACATGATATCTGGAATTCCATAGAAGGTATTCAGAGGAGAGTACTCTTTGTAATGTAAGATCTCATTTGGCCTTGTGTCTTCTGTAACTGGGTTTGGGTTATTAGCAGCAAAGTTTCTAAAGTAGACAACCTTGTTTCCAATAATTTGAACAAAGCCGTCTCGCTTCCTTCTAACTCTCATTGTGGTTGCTGGTATATGTCCAACATAGCCAATTTCTCCATTTACAGTTCTTCCAATTTCCAGATACCCGTTTCCAGTTGCCTGAACGTCCGTATAAAACTTCATCATGGTATGAGTAAGCGAATCATCATCATTCAGACTCTCGATCCAATCCTTGATTTCAATCTTTGCTCTTTCAATTCTATTACGGGCTCGTGACCTCTGGGTATCGTCCATGACTGTCTCAAGCCTTAGCATGGTGCTTTCGGAAACATGAAAGTCATATCCTAGGCCTACAATATTTTCTACCTTGGCATCAATGGCAGCGTGATTAGCGAATGAGGTATCGTAAAAGTTTGCAAGCTCGTAAAGATTCCAGGGAGGAGTGATTACATCAAAAAGCCCGTAGCCATTACGATAAACATCTCCTGGATTAATTTCTTTTGATCTAGCTCCATCTCTACCACGAGAAACCGCAGAGGCGCTATCAAGGTAGCCGTCAGTATTTACATCTATTCCTGCAGCTTTTACTACACGGGTAGTCCTGCGCTTAAAATTTTGGTCTAGTCCATTTAGAGCTTTGAGATCATCCCATGACTTATTAAAAGGATCTTGAGTCTTGAAGATATTCTCTTCTTTAGCAATCTGATCTGTCTTAATTAATATTCTTTGCTCGTCGCTCATTATTCCTCGTCGCCGTATTGTTCTAATGTTTGCTTTGCAGCTATGACAGCACCTAGATCATTCATGCTTGGGATAAGTCCTTGTTTCATTCTATCCATCTGCTCTGAATATTCTTCATCTGTAATACGTGCTGTACCTGGGAAAAATACTGGTTCTCCCTCTGGCTCGCCATTATGCTTGGCTGCATCTTTAAGTTTTTGAATTTGATTCTGGTCACCCTTGTTGGAAGGAATGTTTAATACGTTACCACTACCATCAGTGAACCATTTTCCGTTTGATTTCTTCCAAACGTAGACTCCCCAGGCATATCCTGTGGGCTCAACAACTGTTAGTTTGGCTTTTGAAAGGGCTTGTTCTATAGCATCTGGCTTTTCTTTTGACATACCATTATTATACCACATTACACTGGAGTTATGGTGCTTGTTGACCATAAAATGTCATTTTGAGCCACATATTCATATCCGCTGAGCCTAAATAGTCTTGGATCGTCAATAGCTACCCTGTTTGTGCCAGTATACGTCTTATAGATATTCTTGGGATCTACACCATAATAGCTAGTAGCAGACAAAACTAACACGCCATCCCAGTTAAATCCAGAAGCCCAGAAGTTCCATTCCAATAGTGAGGTCCCCAGGAATTTTACTCTTAGCCAGTTTCTGAAAGAGGTGTTCTGAACTTGCTGTAGATTTGTTGACTGATAGTGGGATATAGTATTGAACAACATTGGTCCAGTTAGTCTAATAGCACCAACAAAGCTGTCTAAGTTTAAAATATTTGCAAAGCTTATGCCAACAAGTGCCCACTGCTTTACAGATAAGACTGGGTTTGATACGATCTTTCCGTTAAGATAAAAACCAATTCCGTTCTCTATAGAGTTTGTCCTGGCATTTACAGCAATGATTCTTGCCCGTTTCCTTCCAGAGTCAACAGGTTCTAGGTAGAATTTTAGGTAGACGTTCCTGCTCTCTACCTCAAACAGCTCTGTTCTCTCTGCTGGGAATAGGTCTTGGTCATATCTCATTGCAGCTTGCATTGCAATTATTCTATAGTTCTCCGCAAGATTGCGGTTGATTGGAATAGACAGGCCTCTGCTTATGTTTTCATCAAATCTGCCTTTTACTTCTATGCCACTAGTTCTAGTTAGGTATAGATATGGGGTGCTGCCCTTATATATGCTATATGGATTTTCAGTTTTATAATCAAAATATACCCCAGACTTTTTATAGGGAAAGATGGGGACTCCAAACCTTGTGCCAATTGAGTTTGGTGATGAGTCATTAAATGCCTGAGATGCTAGCTGTAAAGTTCTTATTCTTATTGGCTCGTATGTGGAGTCTGTAGTCTTCATCTCGATGTGCACGACTATGGCAATATTGTTAAAATCTACATTATCTGGTGGGTAGATTAAGTTGCCAGATGTTACTTCATACTTAGACTCCAGCCACTCTGCACCTGGCTTTACTACTCCATTAGTGGGTGCGCAGACTGTGTTAGAGAAAGACTGCTGTGAAGCATTCGCACCAGACTCTAGATACTGAAAGCTGATATAGGTTCTTACCAGATCATTTTGAGTGAAGCAGCCATCGTCATTAATAGCTGATGCTGGATAGTTAATGTTTAATTGTATAAAGTCTATGTCATAATACTGTTGGTTATTTTCGTCTAACACGTATTGCCCAAGGTATGTGAGTGGAACGTAGTCTTCCCAGTAGGACTTAGTCTTATAAGTTAGCTCATACTTTCCAAATCTAACAACTGGAACTGCTGAGTAGCTTGCATCATGATCTTCTGGAATTTGAGTAGCGACTCCATTTATGTCGAATGTTGATGAAATGAATGTAGTATTCCTTGGCGTATCAAAGTTTATGTTATAAATGTTACCGCTGAAGCTTTGAGAAAAGTCTGGCCTTCCGCCAAAATATGCGTCTAGAGACACAGATCTTCCAAAAAATGCTTCTACGTTCCCTCCCAGAGACGATGAGAACCTTCTGACATCTATTCCAGCTACAAACTTATCTCCAAAAGAAACCTTGTCTACTGATCTTAAGGTCTGAGTTGAACCACCATATTTTAGAATATAGTCTGTGGTGGTTTCTTTGCTTACTACTTCAAAATAGTTACCATTAAGATCATCGACTATGTGTATTAAAACCTGGTCTTCTGACCAAGCAGAGGTTTCCTTAAAAACTGCATATATTGACCTTGCAGTTTCTTGTAAAAAACTTATATCGCTAAATAGTAAGTGCCCATGCTCATTATCCCAATTTGAATTTGGAATCAGTTTTATAAAAGGTTCTTGTTCATTCTGTATTACGAGAGAGTCTTCATACCAGGAGTCTACCGTTTTTGTTGAAAATTGAGGCAATGGGGTTGTGTATGTTGGAGAAGTCAGCTCATCATTCGTTGTTAGAGCATTGTCAATGAATGCCTGATTCCAAGACCCGATATCTGGATAATTGTAGTTGTTGGTATAGTCGGCAAAAGGATAGTCTATAACGACCGAGGTTCCACTGTAAGAGGTGTTTATGTTCTCTGGGAAGTCTACACCCTGCCCAAATACCCATCTACGTTTTGAGACTATAGAGGGCACTTGATATGAGTAGATTGCTACACAGTCTATATCTATTGGACTGACATCATCATAGGCATAAAACCCAAGCCAGTCCTGACTTTTATTTTCGTTATTAAATTCTGATGGTAGGGTTAACTCACTAGTCAAAAAGTCTAGAGTCACCACTTGTTCTCCGTTTATGATGAGGCTTGCAGAGTCTCTGATCATCTCTATTTGAACTAGCATTGGCCTTGACCATTCCCCAACAAAGTGAGATCCTAGGGCTGTCCCAATCTTAAGCATAAGAAACGGGCCTTTTACGTACAGGCCATCATCTGAAGATATTGGTCCAAAAATCTTCCTATATTCATCTGTGTCCGCATTTATTCTAAGCCACATTTCTGCGGTATAGTCTCTATATTGTCCAGATTGATTTAGAAATCCAAACCCAGGGATGATTACTGATGGGCTGCCGCCATTTGGATACAGAGTCGTAACATTCTCGGATCCATAAATCATTGGAATTCCAGTGTTCCTGGCAGTTAAAGAATTGTTATCTATTAGATAGTACCCTGGAGTATCTATTAGTCCATATGCATCTGCACTAACCGCGTCTGTTGCTGTAAGTGCAATATTTGATGGAAATGCTACCTTCTGAACACCAAGAGATTCTGCTGAAAACTCCTCAGCCCACTGCCCCATAGTGAGTCCATTAAGAAGGAACTCGTTTTCTTCTGCTGAAGTTGCTCCTGGAAGATATCCAATTCTTATAATTATCTGTATTAGCCCATTGTCTACAGGTGGAGTAAAAGTTTCTGAAATGTATACCCAGTTATTGCTAATCTCTAAGTTTATGGTTTTTACTGTGGGGAATTGTTCTAACGGAGTATCCTCTTTAAGAATCCACTGACTTGTAGCTGCGTCAAAGTACCTATAACCAATCTGGACTTGACCTATAAAAATGCTTTGAGAATTAAAGTATGTTCCAATTGAAAATGTTTCTAGCGTGGTGTTCAGCTCATTTAAGTCAATGATATCTGGGCTAATTAACTCTACAAAAGAAAACTCTGTAACGATGTCGCCATAGACTTTAGTTGTCTGGCTTTCTGGGAGTGGTTGGTTATATGTATCTAGAGAAATTTCCGAGGTTCCTCCAGAAATAGACCAGGCTGTAAGATCTCTATCGATATCATTGACTAGAGACACGTAGTCTACAGGATCGTCTAACGCCCAAAGAGCGGTTGGATGCTCTGCAAAGACTTTTTCTGCATAAAGGTTTGATGGGTTAGACATTTTTCTCCTAGTCTATTTTACCACACTAGGACAAACTATTTAGGCGATTGCTTCTATAGCTGACTAACACCGATCCAAGCAATATTCCCAGCGGTATCGTTACTCCACGTCGTACCATTCCAAACCCAAGTGCGGTCACCTGAAGTGAATGAGTCACTGACGCTGGGGGAGTCTGGGAAGTTAATTGCCATAATAGTATTTTACCATACTTTTATTTTTAAATTATGAATGACTTCATTCTTTATGTGGTGGTATAAGGCTATCGCATTAGTATGCTGTGAGGAAGTTACTTTATAAACATACCAGCATAGTGATCTGGCATGTTCATGTAAGTTTTCATTACTGTGTTATAAAGCTTTAGCATTATGCACCGACCTTGCTAGAAATGAATGGGCCTGACACTGCGGTTATTGAAGTGCCTACTGTTACGCCTGTTGATGTTACTGGCATTTTTATTCTCCTGTTATTTCTACCCAGCTAAGGGTTGGCTCGTTCCAAGTGTACATTTTTTCGTCATCAGGATACGGCGCTGGGCTTTCCCAGTCCCAAGTTTCTTGATTCAAAACCCACGATAAAAATGGTTTAGGTGGTACAAATAAATCCTCTGCTTCAAGATAAATTGAACCAATACCAGCGAACCTAAATCTAAAGCTGTTGCTATAACTAGTTTGAATCCATTTACCCCCAAGACCCAAATCGTTAGCCAGAAAATCCTGACCTCTTGATTCTTCTTCGTTGGAAACTACTAGAACTCTAAGAACAACATTGTCGTTGTCAATTTCTGCAAAATGAGCCATTATACCGCATACCTCACAATCACAATACCTGAACCGCCATTTTGGGTGCTTGATGCGGTGCCGTAAAGCGTTGCACCGCCGCCGTCTGCTCCATCGCCAGTGTTCGCACCGCCATTTACGCCACTATTGTTAACATTGTTGGCTCCACCTTCTCCACCTGTTGCTCTTGTTACTGAGCTTCCAGTAACAGAAGAAGCTCTGCCGCTGCCTCTCGTTCCGCCAGCTCCGTTCTGAACTCCATTCCCGCCGCTACCAGCAGCACCGCCACCGCCACCGCCAGAACCTTTGTATTGCGCTCCACTTCCAGCTACCCCTGGACCTGCATTGCCGCCGTTTAGTCCTTGTCCAGCAGTTCCGCTTCCGCCAGTCGTTGCGTTTAGCATACCGCCGTTTCCAGAGCCACCAGTTCCGGTTCTATAGTTTGAGGAGCGTGACCCACCTAGTGATGTAATGTTAGAAAAAACGGAATTGCTCCCGTTAGAATTACTGCCGCCAACCCCGCCTGCTCCAACCGTAACAGTGTAACTTCCGACTTCTACTTCCTTGGCTGACTCGGCGCTTGCGCCAGCACCAGATAATTCACCAACGACAGACGACCTATAACCACCAGCACCGCCACCGCCAGCACCCCAAGCACTCTGCTGGTTTCCAGCCCGAGCTGTACCGCCGCCACCTGCTATAACGATGTATTCAACTAAGCCAGCCCCTGCTGTAACTTCAAAAGTTCCAGAGGATGTGAAGG